CTTCGTAGTTATCTAAGAAGCTCACTTAGCCACCGCCTGAGATGATGCGTGACGGCCAACGGCCTTGCCTCGCTGATAGCCGTCTTTGTGGCCTTCTTTGTAGCCCATTGTGTAGCTCACAATCGACCATAAAATACAGGCCAGACACATAAACAAGAATAAACCGATTTCACCTGATGTCATTTTTTGCTCCCGTGGGAGCCTTGTCGAATGCTCCCAGATACAGAGTGACATCTATGTCCGACAATTTCAAGATTGACGTCGGCGTGTCTATTTCTTGAGAGCAATCTCCAGCAGTAGTTGATCTAAACGCGCCTCAATTCGAGACACCTGATCTTTGAGACTGTTGCCACCATTCGGTTGAAACTCCCGCATGATCGACTTCACCATGAATCGCATTGACGAATAGATGGCAGTCAGCAGAGCAAGGACAAGCCCACCAACCGCCGTCCATTCGCCTACGCTCACTTCTGGTGACCGAAAGAAATGTCGTTCGGATTAGCCCAGCGAGCTAGTACTGGAATGATTCCAGCGACAAGCCCCATCGCTAAATCCTTTGGATTCGTATTGCCTGTCATATAGACGGCTAACATTCCGGCCACTGATGATCTAGCCCATGATGCCGCAAGTGCCTTAAATTGTTTCATTTCTTCTTCTCCTTTTTCGGCTTCGCCTGTGGAAGTGGCTCGACCACTGGATATTCTCCTGCATAGGTTACGAGCTTCGGCCTAGCGAAACCAACAATCTCCTTGCCAATATAGCGACGCTTTACCATGACCATTCCGCCGTTGCGTTGATCTCCATCTCCGGAAGTATTGCCCTCGATGCAGAGAACGCTTGTCTGGCCTACCTTGACCACAATTCCGATGTGGCTGATGCGATCAATGCCATCGTGTGGAAAATCCATAAAGCATAAATCGCCAAGCTGCGGCTTATCTTCAATCCATCGCCCAAGCTCTTTCATTTTATGAGCACCGGCAGCCGTTGAAACCATTGAAGGAATCTTGACGCCGGCAGTGTGAAAGACCCAATTACAGAATGAACCGCACCAGGGCAATCCGTCGGCCTTTGTGAACTTGCCGTACTTTGTCAGATTCTCGCCAGTCTCGACCGTGCCGACTTCAGCTAGTGCAACTTCGATGATCCGTGCAGCAGTGCCGTCCGGATAATTCATTGAAGCAGAAGTTTTGCTTCATCGGCAGTTATGCCTAGTTTTGCTAATAACGCTGCTTTGTCTGCTTCCTGTGCATTTTTTAATGCTTCTGCTTCTGCAATAGCAGCATTCATTTCTGCTGTCTGTGCATCTGCTAAAGCATTTTCTTCATTCGTATAGGCTCGCTCAATAGTTTCGCCTGTGGTGATGTCGTAGATAGTTTCTTTTCTTGTCATTTTACGCTGCTCCATATACGAATATAGTTCCTTTATCAAAGGAACCGCCTGATGTTTTAATGCTAATGCTAGTAATTGCTGAACTGCCTGTATATACGCCATTTAACATATATAAATTAGCGTTGGCAACATTTGATATGCCGACAGTAGTTTGAAATGGCTTCACGCCCGATGTATTGCAACCAAAAAGCATAATGCCAGCGTTTAATTCATCTGCTGCTGCTGGTGTTGAACCTAATTGGATTGAATCGTTTGCAGCATTGTATTTTTTGTCTATTTTTGCTGCGAGTGTTGAAGTAGTAGTAATAACATCTTGGCCTGCTTGTTTGTAATTAGCACCAGAATCTGAGTTGAGTAATACAGTTATATTTGGATTTGATGTGTTTGTTGAGCAGTCACCAATAATTATCATAATCTGGTCAATGCCTGATATGCCTGAAATAGTTGTTGTTGCACCGCTTAGAGATGTTCCACCAGCGTTTAACAGACTAAAAGTTTTTGCTGTTGAAGGTGAAGCAGGTGTTGCCCATTTCAAGCCAGTTGCTTCAGAACTATCTGCCTGCAATACCTGCCCGTTTGTGCCTACTCCAAGACGAGCATCGACTGTCGTAAAAGTAAATAGATCGCCCTTAGTTGTTAGCGGTGTGACATCTGATGTTGTTGTCCATGCTGGAACTCCGCCTGAAACTGCTAAGACTTGACCATTTGTGCCAATTCCAAGTCGTGTGTTTGTGTTGGCAGTTGCTGATGAATAAGCAATATCGCCAAGTGTTGTGCCAGGTTGTAATGCTTTCAGTCGTGTATCAACGCCCTGCAACGCAACGTCAAAGTCGGCTGGTAGATCTGTCACCAAATCGGTTGCAGTCGGCAGAACAAAGCCATAGTTCGTTGTTGGATTAGCCATAAGTATTTCCTTTCGTTATGAGACTATTGTGGCATATTGCCATTCTAAAGTCGGCGACACGGTATTCCAAGTTTCATTTATTGGCACGTCGTTCCAGCGCATGGCTTGCAGTGAATAAGCCAAGGGAGACATAAGAAGAGTGATGTCAAGCTGATTGTAAGAAGCTCGGAAAGTCCAGCCTTCGACGAAACCTTGAAATGTGCCGGCGGACATATTTAGCGGAAGGTCATTGAGTGCGATTGGCTGACCCATAAAGACATTAATAAGAGCATTTCGGTCGCCATTGTCTAGCTCTGGATTCGTCAAGGCATAAGTGATGGAATCAAAGATTGGCTGCGGATAAGCTCGCAGTGCCAGATAGAACGCGGCCTGATCTTCGGCATCGTGTAAGTGTCGCAAGGTGGTTGTAAAGATTTGTGATAAATCGCCATAGAGTGCAATCGATGTTGGATCTGTGTCGCTGACTTGATTTGTCGAGTTTTGGCCATAGCTGATAGTGATGTCGTTTCTGACATCGCCTGCCCTTGTCTTAATGGTGATGCCTTGACCTAGCGCGTGATTGGCAGTGAGATCGGTGTATCCGTTAGCTGCAAGGTAATTTGTCCGGTGAGTCGAATCTGCATAGGAGATAAGGCCGGACGCGTTTTCGTATAAATAACCTAATCCGCTACTGGCGAGCGCGGCAACTAAGTCGTAAATAATGATGCGATCTGATGAGCGTTGTGCCAGCTCATAATTGCCTGGAGTGTCAATCTCACCAAGTCCATTATTTTCGGCAGTCGCCCACGTCGTGGTTGGATCATAAGTGCTCCACTGAAGCGCGGCTGGAACCTGTTGCCATTGAGCCAATAAGACTTCGCGCAAGATTGTTTCTATCTGGTCGCCATCAAAGTCATGAGACAAGACGCCGTCTGTGAGAGCCTTCTGAAGCCTTGCAAGGGCTCCCAGAGCCGTGATGGTGACTTCTTGAGTGTAAGCCGTTGAACCGACTTGAGACACGCTTACAGAGATGTCCACGATTGAGCCGCCAAAGATTGGCACATAGACGGCCGATGTGTCCTGCACTTCAATCGAGATGGTGTCGTTGATTTCATAAGGTAATGCAGCTTGATTGAAGACGATGAGATTGACTGAGCAATAGCCAGCTTGAGCCTGCTCATAGATATTTGTGCGCCCTGACGTAATAGTCAGATTGGCCAATACCGAATCGGTGACATCAACGCCGGCGATTTCAACGCGCCAGACTGGAGCCCACTGCGTCATTAGATTGCCTGAAGTGCGGACGCTCCGCCAGTGCCACGATAGAAGGAATCGTTGAGAGCCTTAATAATTGTGCGAGCAGTGCCTTCGGCATCGATTGCGCCATTGACTGTGAGATTGATTCGAGCAGCGTTCTGAGAATCCGTAAATCCTCCTCCGCCCATAGCAGCTAGACGAGCCGCATTCTGTGAATCGGTAAAACCTCCGCCTGCTGCTGCTGCAACCTTGATTGCACCGGCTGCTGCTGATGCAATTCCTCCACCACCTCCGCCTCCGCCTCCGCCTCCGCCTCCGCCCATAGAAGGAACGACGATTGCTGGCACTGATGATCCACCGCCGCGAATTGCACCTGGCGCGCCTGTCGTAGCAAATGATTGTCCGCTAATTTTTGACTCTATAAGACTACGCGTCTCAGAAGCAGACAAGCCCCATTTACTTGGATCAGTGATTACACCTAATAAACCTAAAGTAAATGAAGCAAACTTAACAACCTTATCCAAAGCAGCGATGATTGTATTAAGCCAACCAATCATCTTTCCTAAGCCAGAGCTTTGACCTGTATTTGCTTCGCTATTGAACACGCCGAACATTTTACCTAATGACACTGTGAGACTTTTGACTGTTTCTCCGAAACCAAATGCAGCCGTTTCAGTTGTTGTCATTCCGTCTTTCAATTTTCCTTTGCCACTAAATCCTAAAGCGAAAGCATTAAAAGCTGGAAGGACGTTGTCGTTGATGTAGTCAATTAAGGACGTAATCATTGGCAATAAGCCCGTGCCGATAGTTTCTTTCGCTTCATCGAAACTTACTTTTAAGATTGCAATTTTGCCTTCATAAGTCTCTGCATTCGCAGCAGCAGCTCCACCAAATAAATCTGTCAATTTTTGCTGAACGTCTGTAAATGACATCGTTTTAAGCTCTGCTGCGGATAGTCCAATTCCTAATTTGCCTAGAGCTGCCGTATTGCCGTCGTAAGCTTTACCGATTGCATTGGCAACAGTCTCCAGTGGCTTTCCAGTTGCCGTAGCCACATCAAGGGCAACAGTAAGAAGATCCTGCGCCTTGCTTATGTCTCCAGTTGAAATTGCTAGTCTCTGCAATGCTGGACGAAGTTTATCGTCTGCCACACCAGTGGCCAAGGACATTTTGAGAATGGATCCTTCAGTCGCTGCAATTTGTGCATTGGTTGCACCAGTGGCATTTTCTAAAGCAAGAGCCAGTTTATTTTGTGACGCTTCATCTTCAATCGCGGCTTTAACTCCATCGATTCCGATTTTGATTGCATAAGCTCCAGCAGCAGCTCCGGCTGCGGCGAATGCCAGCCCTGCTTTTTTGCCAAAATCCAGCATCTTTGTTGAGGAGCTATCGACGTCAGTATTGGCTGCATTGAGCGACTTCTTGAGTTGATCTACATCAGCAAGAATCGAGAGCTTAAGCGTGCGTGATTGTCCGGCCATTTACCACTCCCTTAAGATTCTGTCGAAAGCAGTTTCCCACTTCGCAATCAAGTCTGGCTGGATTTCGCGGAGTGTCGGATAAATAAACCAGCCTTTAGATCCGCCCCGAATACCACTACCTGACCAGACTGGGAATTGCTTAAACTTGTTAGATCCAAACTCTGTCCCGCCCCAGAGATCCTTTGTTGTTCCACCGCCGGAAAACTTTTGACTTACGAACCCGAAAGAGAGCTCACCAATCTTGGAAGATTTAGATACACGGGAGCCACTGGCAATTCTGTCGGCGGCCTTGCCTCTGGTGACGGCTTTCTGCTGGATTTTGCCTTGAGCGAATTCTGCCAGAGCTGACGATTCTCTTTTAGCTGCATCAGTAGCTTCTGCGTCCATCGCCTTGAATGCGGCAGTAATGCGACGAAGGTCTGCCTTGTCATAGGCAATCTCAACGTTGTCGCTCACTTTGTTTCTCCAGTATCTCGAAAGCCGTATAGATTTGTTCCGCCGTCGTCCATTCGCTCAT